AAATGGAGAAAGCCATGTCGCAACAAGTGAAAGCATTCCATCAGGCGTTCGGCCTGCCGGTCGGCAATTATGAAGCGGCTCTGGATCCGTCGACCGAAGAACAGGTGGCAGCGGCTCACGCTGCTCGGTTCATGAAGTCACAGGCCGAGACGCTTCTCCGGCAGGCCAATGATCAGAAATCTCTTCTGTTGATGCGCCTCCACCTCCTGGTCGAAGAAGTCAGCGAAGTGGCCGACGCTCTGTCCAAGGGTGACGGTCCTGGGCTCTTGAAGGAGATGGCGGATGTTCAGTATGTCCTGGACGGCGCTCACGTCTCCTTTGGGACAGACATGATCGCTGACGATGCATTCGATGAAGTCCACCAATCCAACATGTCCAAGATGGGACCGGACGGCACGTTTGAGAGCACGGAAGGTGGCCGGATCTTGAAGGGTCCACACTATGCTCCGGCAAATATGGACGCGGTTTTTGCGCGTTGGTGCCGCGATTGGGAAGAAAAAGCGGCCTGATTTTTGAATTTGGGCTCTAGAATCTAGGCTCTTTTTCGAAAAACTGATCAAAATTGACCCCGATTTTTGAATTTCGGTTCGAGAATCGGGGTCTTTTTTGTGTTTTTGTGTGAGAAAAACGGTCGATTTTGACTCACAAAATGGCTCTTGGGACACGAAACTTGCCCAAAATGGCCTTCAAACATGTGACCAAGCCCAACATATGGACAAACATATGACCGGGTTATCCAATTGATAACATTTGGAAAATAAGCGCTGGTCACAACGGTCACCTGTCCACCACTGGTTTCAAATTCTTTAGAAAAATATAGCTGGTTGTCAGCATCGTTTTTCTTATGGTTGTTATGACCATTATGACCATCAATATAATAATAAATAAAAACAATAACTTATCTGTCCATATGTTTAACAAATGTAAACCACAACATATGACCAACATATGACCACTTGAATTCTCCCTCTGGGCAATGATCTATTGCATTGGGCATCAAACTCGCGATACTTGGGACATCACTCATCGCGTGCGCGTGTAGGAGTAAGAAAGTGAGCAAGAAAAAGAAGTCAGGCTTTGCCAAACCACCAACAATCTCGGAGATCACTGATGCTGAAGAAGCGTCGGTGATGGAGTTGATCAACGCTGTTGTCCCTGAAGCCGAAGCTGCTCGCGACGATGCCGAGCTGACCGAGCAGGATCTGCCGGTCCATCCGGCCATGAAAGATTTCTTCGGAATGACGCGACACTGGAACCTCCAGTTCAATGAGACATTGGCCATGAGGTATCTGGCCTATTATGCGATCACTGGTCGCAAGGGTGATAGCGCTCGTGCCGTTGGCGTTTCCTATTCGACCGTGAACCGATGGGAGAAGGAACACGCTGTCTTCGGTGAGATGGTCCTTGAGGCTCACGAGCTGCACCTCAACCGATTGGAGCGCGAGCTCTATCGCCGTGCCGTGGAGGGAGTTGAGGAGCCGGTCTTCGCTGGCAAGGATGGAGATCTGGTCGGCCACATCCGGAAGTTCTCGGATAAGTTGTTGGAGGTCGCTCTCCGGAAAGCGGATCCGACTGGCTATGGTGGCAAGGAGGCTGTCCAGGTCAATGTGAACACAGGCGTCCTGCTTGCACCGCAAGGCCACACCGAAGAGAACACACCTCTCACGATTGAGGATGTCGAAGAATGAGCCAGCGCATTGTCGATGGAAAGCCGGTGGCCTGGGAGCCACTGGAGGGATCTCAAACATTGGTGATGAGTTCCGTCTGGATCTTTGAGCTGCTCTATCACGGCACTCGCGGACCAGGGAAGTCAGACACACTGCTGATGGACTATCTGCAGTTCGTCGGCCAAGGCTTCGGCCTCCAATACAAGGGCATCATTTTCAGACAGACATTCCCACAGCTCGAAGACTTGATCACGAAGTCGAAGCGTTGGTTCCCGCTCATGTTCCCTGGAGCTCGGTGGAACGGCTCGGCATACAAGTGGGTTTTCCCTGATGGAGAGGAGCTGCTCTTCCGTCAGTTCAACAAGCCGGATGACTATTGGAAGTATCACGGTCAGGAATTCCAGTTCATCGGATGGGATGAGTTGACCAACTGGCCGACGCTTGAAGGTTACACCTCCATGATGTCCTGTCTCAGAACCACCAACCCAAACATCAAGCTTCGGTGCCGTGCCACCACCAACCCCTATGGTCCAGGCCACAACCTTGTGAAGTTCCACTTCGAGCTTCCGGCCAAGGACGGTGTGGTCCGTCGCCGCTGGTATGAATTCGAGAACCCGATCACAGGAGAGATGGAGCGCCATCAGCTCTATCGCTGCGCAATCAAAGGAACGATCTATGAGAACACAATCCTCCTCAAGGCACAGCCAACCTACATCGCACAACTCAAGGCACAGGCCGACAATCCCGCCAAGCTTGCTGCTTGGCTTGAGGGCTCATGGGATATTGTCGCTGGTGGTATGTTTGATGATGTGTGGGATCCTGCTATCAATGTGCTCCCACGTTTTATCATCCCTCACAACTGGAGGATCAACAGATCGTTCGATTGGGGGTCATCTGCTCCCTTCTCGGTCGGCTGGTGGGCTGAGTCTGACGGCTCTGACTTTCAAGACGCCAATGGAGTGTGGCGCTCCTCCATTCGGGGAGATCTGTTTCGAATTGCTGAATGGTATGGATGGAACGGCAAGCCAAACGAAGGACTTCGAATGTTGGCTGTCGACATCGCTCGTGGCATCAAGGAGCGCGAGCGAAACATGTGGCCAACACGTAAGGTTTATGGAGGTCCAGCTGACACCAGCATCTTCGACGTGGAGAACGGAGTGAGCATCGCTCTTGACATGGAGAAGAAGATCCGGATGAATGACGGAAGTTTGATCACTGGTGTCGGCTGGACACGAGCGGACAAACGACCTGGATCCAGGAAGACAGGGTGGGAGGCGATGAGGAAAATGATCCGAGACGCTGGACCACCAAGAGACCACGAAGGGAAGATCATCGTCGGTCCACGTGAGAAGCCTGGATTGTTTGTGTTTGACAACTGCGATCAGTTCATTCGGACGGTGCCTGTTTTACCCCGTAGCGAAAAAGATCCAGATGATGTAAACACAGACGCAGAAGATCACATCGGTGATGAGGTACGGTATAGGATCCGGTCGACCGGAAACCGTGGCACCACCGGCACAACAACGGGAATGCACTGATGGCCGTCAATGATTTACATCCTGATTATTCGACTTTCCTTGAAGACTGGATCACGATGCGTGATTGCTATCGTGGCCAACGTCAGGTCAAGGAAAAGAAATATCTCTATCTCCCTGCCACGTCTGGCATGGTCGAAGATGGACTGGCCGGTGGCAACTCAGAAGGCAGCGTTGCCTATAAGGCGTATCTGACACGAGCCTATTTCCCTGACATCATCGCTGAAGCTGTTGAGGCCATGATCGGTGTGATGCACCACAAGCCTCCAGTCATCGAACTGCCGGAGAGCATGGAGCCGCTCCGTGAGAAAGCCACTCGCAAGAATGAGAGCCTGGAGATGTTGCTTCGTCGGATCAACGAAGAGCAGCTGATCACTGGCCGTCTCGGACTGTTGGCCGATCTCCCTCCTTCAGTTCCAGCTGGTGAGCAGCCGATCCCCTATCTCGCCATGTATGTGGCAGAGACGGTGCTCAATTGGGATGCTGGCCGAGTGGATGGCCTGGAGGTTCAGAGCCTGAACTTGGTGGCGCTGGATGAGACCGAGTATGAACGTCAAGCTGACTTCTCGTGGGAAGAGGTGACCAAGACACGTGTCCTGGTTCTCGGTGATCCACTGACGAACGAAGCTGATGGCACTGCTCTCTATGCACAGGCTGTCTTCCGTGAGGACGCGGACTTCGATCCATCTAAGCTTGTCGAACCGTCGATCCGTGGCAACAAGCTTGAAGAGATCCCGTTCGTGTTCATCAACTCGAAGGACGTTGTGCCGACACCGGACGATCCACCAAACATTGGTCTCGCCAATTTGGCGCTCGCCATCTATCGCGGTGAGGCTGACTATCGTCAGAATTTGTTCATGCAAGGTCAGGATACTCTGGTCACGATGGGTCTCGGTGCAGACATGGAAGATGAGAAGCTTCGTGTCGGTGCCGGTGGCCGCGTCGATCTCCAGCAGGGAGGTGATGCCAAGTTCATCGGTGTCAGCTCGACTGGTCTGCCGGAGCAACGGCAGTCACTGGAGAATGACTATTCACGTGCTTCCTCCAAGGGTGGCCAGCTTCTTGATTCGGTCAGCCGTGAGAAGGAGAGTGGTGACGCTCTCAAGGTTCGTGTTGCTGCTCGGACGGCCACGCTCAACCAGATTGCTCTGGCCGGTGCCTTTGGGCTCCAGGATCTTTTGAGGAAGGTCGCCGTCTGGATGGGCGCTGATCCTCAACAGGTGATCGTTACTCCAAACCTCGACTTCATCTCTGACAGCTTCAACCCTGCCGATCTGAACCAGATGATGACGGCCAAGGTCAGTGGTGCTCCACTCTCACTTGAATCCATCCATGCATGGCTCAAGGAGAAGGACATGACCGTCCTGGAATTTGAAGAAGAGATGCAACGGATCGAAGAGGAGGAGCCACTTGGTGGCACCACTGCCGATCCGGATCTCTTGCCTGATGACGATGATGATGGCAATGTGAATGACAACGAAGACGAAGATGATCCAGATCAGGAATAATCCATGGCCATCGATTCAGAGCGACAGCTCGGAGGTGTTCCGGACAATGTGAATGAGGCATGGTTCGACGCCATGATCCGTCATCAGATTGGTCTTCTTCGTGTGTCCGGAAAGATCCGGAATGACATCCTCAAAATTCTTGATGAGACGGAAGCGGACATTGCTGAGCAGGTCCGTCGCCGTCTGAAGGCGAGCCAGTCAGTGGCTCGGCAGAACGCGACGATCAAAGCGATCAGCGCGATCCGCAATGACGCCTGGAAGGAAAGCGCCAAGGTCTGGCAAGAGGAGCTCGTGGAGCTCGCCAAGTCAGAGCCGGAGTTCCTGGCCAAGGCAATCCAAACAGTTTCTCCAGCCGTGCTCGACATGGCCATCCCTTCAGCTGCTCTGCTTCGGTCGATTGTGACCACGCGGCCATTCGAAGGAAAAGTTCTCAAAGATTGGGCTCAGGATCTTGCTCGTGCCGACATCGACCGGATGGCGCAACAGGTCCGGATCGGTGTCACACAGGGTGAGACATCTTCAGCCATCGCCAGACGAATTGTTGGAACTGCCAATCTCCGTGGCACGAACGGTGTGACCGAGATCACGCGCCGTAATGCCACGGCGATCACTCGGACGGCAGTCAATGCAATCGCCAATCAGGCGAAGAGAGAATTTTTCAAAGCGAACGCTGATGTGTTTGAGGAGGAACTCTATGTTGCAACCCTGGATGCTCGCACAACTGCAATCTGTAAAAGTCTGGACGGCCAAACCTTCCCGATTGGAGAGGGACCAATTCCGCCGCTCCATTTCAACTGCCGGTCACTCCGTGTCGCGTCCATTGATGGCGAAGCGATTGGCTCTAGACCGATGAGGCAGTTCACTGAACAACAGCTGGCAAGAGAATACTCTCGCGCCAACGATCTCGGTGAGATCACCTCCAGGGCAAAGCTGCCACGTGGTCACAAGGGGAACTTTGACACGTTCGCTCGAATGCGGATGAGACAGCTGACCGGCCAGATCGACGCTAAGGTTACTTATCAGGAATGGTTGACACGTCAGTCGAAAGAGTTCCAAGATGACACTCTCGGTCAGACGAAGGCTGTGCTCTTCAGAAAAGGCAAGCTTCCATTGACCAAATTCGTCAACCGTCAAGGTGACGAACTCAGTCTCTCTCAACTGGCCAGCAGAGAGGCCGACGCATTCAGAAAAGCTGGCCTGGATCCGGAGGATTTCCGATGAACTGGTTCAAGACATTTATTCTGGTGATGCTGCTGGCACTGGCTGGCACCGCCGCTCAATTCGCAATGGTGGAAGACAAGGCTCATGGTGAAGGATGGGATGGCAAAGCATTCCTGGTGGCCGAGCTGAAGCCTCAAGAGTATGCCAACAACGGCATGGCTCTGGCACAGCGCCACAAGAACGGTCTCTTCGTCATCGGCACAGAGGCACCGTTCGCCGCTCTTTGTATTGCTAACCCTGTCCATCATGATCAGTCCGTGGCTAAACAGTCCCTCCCTGATTTGATGAAGGCTGTTCGAACGATGGACATCCCGCTCTTTAGAAAAGTCTTCACTGCTCCTGGCCGGTGGTGCCGAGCGAAAATTTATGATCCCACGATGAGGATCCGGAATTGGACTGTGGCTGCGAAAGTTGGCGATCCCTTTGAAGTCGAGAAGCCGTCGCTGGTCCAAGACAAGTCGAAGCTCTGCCGACAGTTCTATTCGATCTGGCATGACCATAAGGAGCCGGATGACAGCGTCACAAAGATCTGGGCATTGTCCTGGACGAACTTTGAATGTAGTGTTGAAGCGTAACCCTTTACGCAACGTTAGCACACAGGAGACAGCGTCATGACTTTCCTTGAACGCCTGGAAGCAATCGCGACCGCTCTCACAAGCATCGCCACCAATGCTCCTCTCGCGGTCACTCAGTTGACAGCGCTGAGCACGTTTCTCGACAACCTCGACACCACTCCATAACGCCATCGCGATATGGAACGAACGCGGACCAACGCTTGAGGATCTCAACCAAGCGTTGGTTCAAATCATCAATCTCACGATTGTATTTCAAATGACCAGGGAAGATTTCATCACTGCAATGGGTGGAGAAGATGTCCTGGTTGGCCCCAACGGAGCGACCGCTGGCCAGCT